ATTAAGCGCCTCCATAATCAGAAAGAAGCCGATCAGCGAAAGTATCAGCATCTCGTGTCTCCTTAAATAAAAAGCAGCCCGCGATAGTCATACACGCTGCTGCCAGGATCGTTTCCATTTCGTATTGCACGGTCCAGCGCCATAACCAGCGCGACCGCTCCGTCGATTTTCTCCGTTGCCTTTGACTTATCGAGCTTGATGTTTCCGGCCGGGTCTGTTTTTACCACAGCGTTATCCATCATCCAGGACAAGACCGGATGACCGCCATGTGCGATCCGCTGCTCAAGCACCAGCTTTAGTAGCTCACGTGTTGCCGGCGACATATCCTTAAAGCCCTGACCGAAGGGAACTACGGTAAAGCCGATCTCCTCCAGGTCCTGAACCATCTGTGTGGCACCCCATCTGTCGTATGCGATCTCCCGGATGTTATATTTCTCACCGAGTTCTTCGATGAATTTCTCAATAAATCCGTAGTGCAGCACGTTCCCTTCTGTCGTCTGTAAAAAGCCCTGCTTCTTATAAACGTCATACATCACGTGATCGCGCCGGACTCTTAAATCGACATTGTCTTCCGGTATCCAAAAGTAGGGAAGGATCTCATACTTACCGTCCTCCTCCATTGGCGGAAACACAAGTACAAAGGCTGTGATATCCGTAGTACTTGAAAGGTCCAGGCCGCCATAGCAGACACGGCCTTCAAGTTCCTCCGGATCAACCGGGAATGCGCAGGCATTCCATTTATCCATCTGCATCCACCTTGTCGTCTGGGATACCCATTGGTCCAGACGCAGCTGTCTGAATACATTCTCTTCGGCCGGATTCTGTTGGGCCTGCTCACAGGCCTGGCGGACGGTCTCTATCGGAACCGTGATACCAAGAGATGGATTCGCCTTCTTCCAGACCTCTGGGTCCGTCCAATCATCATCTCTATCCGCGCCGTAGATCACGCCATAAAACTGCGGGTCCGCTTTTCTGCCTTCGATAATATCCACCGCTTTCTGGTGGACTTCATAGCAGATCGAATGCGTATCATTACCGGCCGTTGTGATGAGCATCTGCAGCGGCTGTGTCCTGGCATCACCAGAGCCCTTTGTCAAAACGTCATATAGCTTTCGATTCGGCTGGCTGTGCAGCTCATCGAAGATAATCCCAGATGCGTTTAGTCCATGAAGGCGGAATGCTTCTGCGGATACCACCGAGTACGATGAATTTGTCGGCAGATAAACCAGGCGCTTTGTGGAGGCCTGGATCTTTACCCTCTTTGATAGGGCCGGACTCATCCGGACCATATCTGTTGCGACTTCAAAAACGATCGATGCGTTTTTTCTGTCTGCAGCAGCACCATAGACTTCGGCCCTCTGCTCACCGTCTGCGCATGTCAGATATAATGCAATGGCTGCGGCAAGCTCGCTCTTGCCCTGCTTCTTTGGAATTTCACAAAAACACACTTTAAATTGACGCGTGCCGTCCGGTGTCAATATCCCAAATACATCCCGGACCAGCTGCTCCTGCCATGGGAGAAGTTTAAACGGCTGGCCAGCCCATTTGCCTTTGGTATGGCACAGGTTTTCTATAAACATCACTGCGAAATCTGCAGCGGCTTTATCATAATGTGAGGTCGGCAGCATGAAGCGCGTCGGCTCATACTTCCATTTCTTTTGCTTAGCCAAGTTGCTGCCTCCTTTCCGGGCAAAATAAAAGACCGCCGTAGCGATCCGTATCAGTACGAGAGAAAGAGCCTCGGTGGCCCTCTCCCGGAATATTCATTCTTAAGGTTTCTTAGTTGTAATCTACCAGCAGGATGCTGTATGCAATATCTGCTTCTTTTGATGCGGGCTCGATGTCCCATCCTCTGTCATAGTTTGCTACGGTCTGACCGTCGATCTTAAGAGTCAGCTTGCTGATCCTGCCGCCGTTAATACCGTATTCTTCGCTGGGCTCCTCATAATGCTTTACCCAGTAATGGCAAATCGTGTACTTCTTTTTGTCTTCTGCATCCGGAATGCTAATTGTTCCTTCGCTCCACATTGTCTTATACCTCCTTTACCGTCATCTTGAAAGCCGGTATCAGGTCTCGCTCTTCGCGGTCGAAGTGTGTGTAGCGGTCCTTGATTTTTACGATCCCGTCCAGGCTGCAGCCGAGCTCTTCGAGCTTTGCAATCGTAAGGATCAGGCTTGAGAAGGTGGAGCTTATGGTGAATTCCTTCACTCCGCTCTTTTTCATGTCGGCAAGGATCGTCTCGATGTCGTCGTCCCAAATGACCTCCGCGAAGTTTGGCAGGTCGTTTCCGGCCTCGCGGCTCCAAAGGTATGCCTGGCCAAGTGTCCAGTGGATTCCGATCTCATCCCATTTCATTCCAGGCTTTGCGTTTTCGATGGCTTCGATTGTGTACTTCATTCTGCTTCTCCTTTCGGTGTTTGCTTTCCTTTTGGTATGTACATATATCACTCTGAAGCCCTGTAATAGCAAGCTTTATATCGAAATATATGTGACAATTCGAAAGGAAATTTACAGGCCGAAATTGTGTATATTATTCCGGCTCACCCGTCAGGATGAAGTGCACGTATTCCTTCTTATGTTCCTCAATATAAAGGACCAGTTCGTAGAAGTCTCTTTCATAAGCCAGGAGCTGGACCGTATTCGTATCAAACATATTCGTCAGGCCACTGTCCCGGATTGCAAGGATCTGTTCTCTTACAGTTTCACTCATCGCCGGCCACCATCTTTTTTACCAGGTCCTCTCCGTAGATCACGTTGAGGCCAGATCCATTGTCCCAGTCCACCAGAAGGGAGCCGGTATCATCGACTCCCGTAACCGTACCGCATGTTCCGATGGGAGGCGCCTGAACATCCTCCATTCGAAGGAGCTCTACGCGGGTGCCGGCCGGATACTGTTTCCGCAGCGCTGCAAGCTGCTCTCTTGAAATCAGCTTCATGCCTGCACCTCCTTTTCCGGAGCACCGTTCTTCCAGCTGGAGTTGCCGGAAAGATTGCGGAGCAGGATCTTTCGTTCATCCTTGTACTCGTCTCCAATGAAGCCGAGCCTCAAAAGAAAGCATCTGAATTCGTACTTCTCGTTTTCGATCTCGCGCTCTTTGGTCGAGACGCGCTTTAAGTCCTTACTCATTTTGCAAAGGGCCACAATGAAATGCGTGTAGGCTTTGACCTCGGCCGGCTCAGGCATCTCATCAAACCAGGGGAAGGAAATCTTATCTTCCTCGATTGCGATCCCCACTTCGTCAATGCCCAGGGCCTTCTTGATCAGCGTACCCTTTGCATCGAGGATGTTCGTCAGGTTCCCGACTGCGACCTTTTCAAGCGGAAGGCTTACCGTAAGGCCGGTGGTTTCTTCCTCTGCCGTGTACCCGGCTTCCCGAAGCTGCTCGATCAGACTTGTGTTTCGGTCCAGTTTCTCCGGATCAGCATCCTCCATGTCTCCCCATGAAAGTACGCCTTCCTTATCGACTGTGTAATAACCGATCTTGTAAGCGCAGGTCGGGACTTTCATGTAGATGGCTTTCTCGCCGGTGATCTCCTCGATTGCCTTGACTAAGTTTTTTCGCTCAGCTCCTGTTACGTTGTAGTGATAAATCATGGTATGTACCTCCTTTTGTTTTCCGGCACCCTGTGTGCCTTTTGGTACGTACATATATCACTCTGAAAGCCTGTAATAGCAAGCGATTTCTCGATTATTCTGTGGTAGAAAATCCACCAAATACGACCGAAGAAATTGTGTAGAATACACGTCAGTTTTCACCGGTCCAGACCTCTTTTACAAGGTCGGCATATGCGATTTTCTTACCGTCGCGCTCTACGAAAACTCCATCCGCATCACCGGTCATATCGACGTACCTTCTTAAAATGACCGATGCGTACTTTTCATCAAGTTCAGACATATAACAAATACGGCCAAGCTGTTCGCAGGCCATCATCGTACTGCCGGACCCTCCGAAGGTATCGAGCACAATGGAGTTCTCCTGGCTGGAGTTATG